TCTAAGCATAATCTTAAAAAGAAAGAACGTAGAGAACGTTTAGATCGATTTATTAAAGAAAAAAGATAGTAGAGATTATACACAGGGACTGTCCAGAAGGACAGTCCCTGTGTAGCCACTACCACCAGCGTTTCAAAATGTATGCAAGACACACATCGAGATCTTTAAAGCGCTCATGGTGATCCGGTTTTCCGTGTACGCGATAGACGATTTCATACTCCGTCGTCTGTTTTTGGATGAGATAGAAGATCAAGTATCCAAGATCTGCACAACTTTGATCTCCGATCACGGAAAGCTTACCCATGATATCACAAAGTAGCATATACTTGTCTTTTGTCCGATCCAGCACTTGAGGCGTAGCGGTGGTGACAGTAGATTCTTTTACAGACTCAGTCATGAGTTTACGAGCCTGGATCTCTTCGTATAGGCTCTGTTTAAATTCACGAGGCATATAGGCCGGATAGGAAGCCTCGTATAGAGCGTTCAGGGAGTTCACGTCTAAAGACTTGACAGGAAGAAACGTATCTTTTTCTCCACTGTCACTGACTGCCCAGCCAAAGATTAGATCTTTGACAATGTAAAGATTATTGATTTGATAAACGGTCGTCATGATTTTCTCCTTAGCATGACAGTGAATAATTAATGAAAGGACTTCATTTTGTCTAAAGACGCTTTCATCTCACAATTGGTTTCTTCCATGAGTTTATTCATGGCTTCAACGTTATGAAGTTGAACAAAGAGCGTATCGGTGAGTGTATCCATTTCCTCACACAACGCTTCGATGTTTTCAACAACTTGATGTTCAGAATAATTCGACATGATTTTCTCCTATACAGTGTCGATGAAAAAGATGCTAATGGTAGCATCGGTCAAGTAAGATATATATGACTGAAAAAGTTAAGACACAGTGGCATGGAGGCAGTTGCCTCCATGCCACATCTAAAGTCTAATAAATGATTGATAAAGAACATTTACACATTCTTTAAAATCAGGCGGAATAGTCGTTGGATAGTTGATCTTTGAAAGAGCTGCGAAGAGAATCTATCTCTAAGGAAGCAATTGGCTTAAAGATCGTTTTAAGGTCATTGGTCTTAATCAACCACCCTTTCTGAGTGTCTTTGGTGATTTGAAGACTTTGAAATGTAAAAATAGTATCCATGTCTATTTTCTCATTGGTTATAACGAATGATATTCTTTTTCAATTTCTAAATGCTGATGAATAAAATCACTTAAGGCTCCGGCAACATAGCAATTATCTTCATCACACTCAAAAGACTCTCTTTCAATAAAATCTTTTTCATATTCTTGATACCGTATCCATCCGTAGTCTTGGACATAGTAGACGATAAAAAGTCTATCGTCGTTGGTAAGTAACGCCAATTCTTTTCGATCGTTAAGAAGTTTAATTGATTTAACTCGATACTGTTTTAAGAAACTAAAATATTGAGCTATTTGAAATAATAGATGAACAGCGACTTTTTCAGTAAGTTTAACCATTATAAATTTCTTCATTGAAAAATTTCAATCTTAAGTTATTATTTTAAGGAATACTTACTTCTACTAAAATACCTATCTATGAAAATAATCTTCTGTGAGCATAGAGAGAGGGGGGTTTAAACCCCCCTCTCTCTATGCTTATTTATAAACTTCAAGTAAAGCTTCAACCATATTAGTCGTGTTCTCTAGCACTTTTAATGAAGTCTTCGGATGATACGTGATTGATTCAAGTAGGTCATTTTGCTGCATGATAGGTGACCATCCTTGAAACCGATGGCGTCGAACTTCTTCACTGACCCGAGCAGCTTTCATTTGAAGAATCTTACGCTGAACTAAATTTTGAAGAAGTTCAAGTTCTTCAAGACTATAACGACCAAGGTGCTCAATCGAAACAGGAAGTTCGTTGGCTATATTGGTGTTCTTAGGAATTTGAACAACATTGTCTTCAGTTGAAACTTGATACCCGATGTAAGGAACAGATTTTCCTTTAGAGCTCTCAGGTTCAGTTTGAATAGTGGTTTGAGATACAGCTACCTCACTACTTTGATTAGACGACTCTGGCTCGTTTTGAGAGCCTACCGTTGTGTTTTGAGTAGAGGAAGGAACTGTTAAGTCTTCAACTTCAATCGTCCCAAGAAATTCTTCTTGAACACTTTCGGTAATGTTTTCTTTGTTTGGTGTTGTGACTGTAGGTGTAGTCTTGGCTTTAATTTTTTTAGGTTGTTCTTTAAGCCAGTAGTTAATAGAATTTTGTTCAAGCTTAAAAAGATACGTCGAACTATCGTCGATGTCTTTTGAATGAACAATGATAATACTTACTACATCACCTGCATAGTGAATCAACTCGCGAGCAATATAATGATCTTGAACATGAAAAACACTATGAAGTGTATAATGCTCTTCAAGTTCTTCTTTCTTTGTATGAGAATAAAGTACTAAGAACCAAGAAGCTGTATTATCAATAACACGGTTTAAAAGAACACCGACTAAACCAGGAAACTTAGTGTCACTGACTTGAAACTTTTTAAAAAGATCAAGCATCTTTCGACTACGCGGTGGGCGCTTGACATCTTCCGTGAGCACATCAGTTGGCTTTTTAGATGTATTGTCTTTAATAACCTTGAAAGAAGGTAAAATCCATTCAAGGTCTGTGGTTCTTTCAATATGCATGACGGTTTATGACCTTCCTTAAGACAAAAAAAGAAACATGGAGGACCTTAAGGTCCTCCATGTCATCTCACAATGTTACTTTGCTGTGATTAACGCACGCCAAAGCGTTGTGCGCCATAGCGGTACGGTTGCTGAACACGTGCCGTGCCGTAGCCACTACCAAAGCTGCGCGTGCCGTGAGCCAGCGAGTTTTGGATGAAGCTCGGTGCAGCCACACCCGTACGCAGCATGTCAGCGTTGATCGGGGTGTTGACCTGAACCGGCAGGTTGCAATCAGCGATCGCGCTGCTCAGTGCCAGCACAAAGCTATCACTGAACGAAACACGTGCTGCATAACCCGTGATCTCGGCTTGGTGATTCAGCACATCCATGATCATGCCTTCACGCATGGCCAAGTTACGTGCCGACGAGACACCCGGACGTTCCACGAACGTGTTGCTGTATTCATGGATACGCTCAGGCTGGTTCTGGTACATATTGGCGATGGCCGTATAGTCCACGTTACGAATATCGCAGACACGACCTTCCGTATCACGGTAATGACCCAGCGGAACACGGATCACGTTAGTGAACATCGGATCGCCTTGCTTGAAGTAACGCTGGAACCCATTGTTAGTGAGTTCATTGGCTGCAGCATAGATCTGGTTGTAAGCGGCTTGATCACCCGAAGCAGCCGCCGCAAACACAGACAGATACCACGACTGCGCACCCGCTTCAGGGCAGTCCATCGAGATCACGACACCCGGACGGAAGATCGAGACCAGATACTTATTGATCTCAGCGATGTCGCCCTTGAGCGAAGCGATGTCCATCGGCGTACCAAAACCCATCTTGTCCGTTTCACGGGCCAGGTTGGCCGTGATGTTCAGGGCACCGATGTCCGTGATGTCGATCTTCGACTTACCACCTTGGGGTGCGTAGCTATTACCCTTGGGCAGGAAGGCTTGGATCCAGTTATCGTTTTCAACCAGGGTCAGGAACGACGACACGGCCAACAGCACAGCAGCAGGCGACGTTGCATAGTCTGTACGCACCGAAGTGATCACGAACTCAGCAGCAAACTTCTGCGTCGGCTGAGGAACGTTCGGATTCATGTAACCTTGGAAACCGTAGGCGTTCACGGGTTCGGTCGGCGCCCAGATAGGCTGAATGAAACCAGACATTTCGCAAATACGCGCAACGGCTTCAGCCACGTTCACGGTATCCAGACCCGCAACCGATTGAGCCGTCTTCTTCTGGCTCGAATAGCTGATCAGGACCGAGCTACGCTGCGGGTTACCGACGACGTCATAGACTTGGTGATTGCCAAACGTCACATCGAAGACGAAACGGCAGTCACGATCCATATAAGCCAGGTTCAGCTCACCGTAGTTATCGGTCACAGCGTTGATCACCGAGACGCAAGCCAGTGCGGCATTACGAGCGATGTTCTCGATGGCATCCTTCATGTCAACTGCGATCGACGAAGGAACAACCATAGCGTCAGCCGGATAGACTGTGACGTTGGGGAACTCAGCCGTCACTGCATCGTAAGCCGTCTTGTACAGCACTTCGTCGTAAGCATCACCCGTGGTACGGTTGATCTTGACTTGTTGGTTGTCGATGTTACGGAACACCGGCTGCAGCTTTTCACCTGTGGCTTCCAGAATCAAGGTGTGGAAAGCAACGGCATTACCATTGACGCTGTTCATGCGGCAAGCCACGACCAGCGACGAGAAACGCAGGCTGGGCATGTTCTGACGATTCAGGGAGATGATACGAACTTCAACCCCTTCAACGATGTCCTTGTAGATCTCGGTCAGAGACGTACGAAACTTCGTGAAGTACTCACCACCCACGCCAGCAGCGACCGGGCTACCGATCAGACCTTGCTGATGGAACGACCACGGCTGACGGATCGCTTGCTGCGGCTGCTGACTTTGTTGTGCTTGCGGAGCGGCTTGCTGAGACTGATTCGGTGCGTTGTTGTCGATGATTGCCATAATGGAAGATTCCTTTTGTATTGTACCCTTAGAGTGCGTGCACACACTTAAGGTTTATCACTGGCGTACTAAGTATTGTGGTGTCTTAGCTTGCCAACCATGGTTGACGAAACCAGTAAACTACTGCTCGTCACTAGAGATATGTATTGCCATCTTTTTTCTAGAAACATGTTTCTTCTAAAAGACAACAAAGACCTCATAGGGCTCAGTACCTGTACCCGAAGATACAGATCACTTTGCTCCATTATATTTATAGTATACTAAAAAAGTTTTCCTGAACTCTTTGAAGATCCATTGAATCTTACAGCTACCGGGCGCTTACCATGTATGCTTTGTTTAGTCAACCTTCTCGCCACTACGGTGGACAGATTGAAGGTAATCGGTTTATCGATGTTCAGAAAAGAATTTACGAAGACGTTGAAAAGGTCGTTCAGTATTATCGCTATGGCGCATTTGCTGTTAAAACGAATCACTTATTAGTTCGTCTGATTAACGCGATGAATACGCCTTTGAGTTATGATATTGATCGCTATTATGAATCTGCTACAGCAAGAGCTTTGTTTACCGCCAATACTTTTGAGTTCTCTACTGCAATCAATCCAGGTAAATGGCACGAAGGTCACTTCTATCACGGTTGTCAAGAATTGATCATTGCCTATACAGGAAACGATGACCCTTCTGAACTTGAAAAAGGCTGGAAAGATTTAAAACCTGTCCATGTCTTAGAATCCCCTGTCAGTAATCTAAAGTACATGGTGCCAAATGGTATTAATCATAACGTTGAACGTGGATTAGCTGTCATTGGGATTGATCTAGCTAAGTTGATGGTTCAATATCGTGGCTTTGTTATGGATCAAAGGGCTAGAACCTTACGGGGCGAAGAAGGCAACTTAAGCAATGCTCACTTTGTTGCTAAGTACGTTTTACCCAATATGCTCTACAGTCAAACGGATCTCGCTATTATCAATCGCTTGATTAATCTGTTTGATGGTGCGCCTATGGGGGATAGTATTAAGTCCCTACCGTTCCATATCAGTGATTATACTACCCTTCTTGACCGATCTCTAAATGAAATCTTAAAACGCATTAAAGATGCTCGTCTTGAATATCAGAACATCTTAAAGCAAATCCCAGTTGTTTTTAATGACCTTCCTTTACAGATGCCTGATATTGCCGAAACTCGACAGGTTTGGTGGGCTTTATTCATTACACGCTTTAAAGTGATTGAGTTCTTATGGAACCTTGGCGATAAAACCCGTCACTTTAATCAAACACACATCAATAAACTCCTCATTGATCTAAAACGGTTTCGGTCGGATAATGTATTTACCACTCGCTTGAGTCCTGAGCTTTTGAGTGATGTGAATTACTTTATGCGTCACGCCCTAGATCTTCGTTGAAAAGGACTTACACATGGACCTGATTAATAAGGCAATTAACGAAATACTCTTTAGGATCCCCCGAGAGATTCTTAAACTTGCCTACATGGACCGTCAAGACTTTCGAGCAGCGCCAATTAGCCTAGAAGAACAGATTCGTCGTAAGACCATCATGGCTCGCGTTATCGTCGATACCAATATCGTCGGGGGTGATACGATTTTAGTAGATCTTCACGGTATTGAACCAAAGAAGCTTGACCAATGGAACTACATCTTTGAAGTTCCTGCTGAGAAAGTAAACTATCGAACGATTCTTACGGTTCTATCAGTTAACTACATGGCGTATAATAGCGTCGCTAATAACTACCTTCCTGGGACATCGGCATCAACCCCTAACCACATCAACGACATCAGTAGCGCTGCACACCGTGCAATGGATAGTCGTGGTAATATTCCTATTGTAAGTAATAGTGAGTGTTTGGTTGTCGGTCATAATACGATCATGGTAAAAAACCATTTGATCACGGCACGAGTTGTTCAGGCGCGCTGTATCGTCACAAACGATGAACGTCTCTCAAATATCTCGATCCGTAATGCACCGGCTTTCTCAAAGCTCTGTGAATACGCTGTTAAAAGCTATATTTATAATGAACTTTTGATTGCGCTTGATCGTGGCTATCTAGAAAGGGGTCAAGAACTTGGCGTGATTAAGTCATATATTGATGGTCTTTCAGATGCTGAAGAAAACTATCAGACGTTCTTGAGAGAAGAGTGGGGTGCGGTCAATACGATCAATGATCGTCTCACTTATGAGGACCTGATCCGGATCCAACTTAGTACGAGTTTATAATTACTGACGTCACAGGAGGAGGCAAAAGCCTCCTCCTGTGTGTTTGATCATCATTTATAAACGGCCATCTGAATCATTCCAACACTTGGATTCTTTTTAAAACTCTCTTCAGCAATAAGTGAAGATTGCATCTCATTTATACCTTGAGATTGTAAAAGATCCTTTTTAGCTTTAATTTCTTCCCAACGTCTTTGTTCATAATAAGCTACTTCTAAATCATAGTTTGTTGATGCGTGTTCAATTTGATAATTGATCCCATCGGAACTATATCGAACAGTAAGGTAAAGTGTATCAAGTTGGGCCATTGTTTTATCCTTTAAAATTCTTTATATAGTTACTATCTTTAAGAAGATTTCTAAAGTGCTCTTCAAGAATAGCCTTTGGCCAGGCATGTGGAAGAAGACTTTTATATTCTTCAATAACCTTTCTAACATAGGTTTCAAGAATAATTTCTTTCTTTTGTTTTGCTTTTAAATGAAGTCCATCTGTTTGTTGAAAGTCTTCTTGAGTTGGTTTTAAAGAAGGGACGGAACAAAGAATTTCAAAGAGGATTTTAAATTCTTCTTTACTGGTAACGAGTTTACTAAAGCTTATATCTACTTGTTCCCAATTATTTAATTCTTTACCGATTAAATAAAAATGAAAAAGTCTAAACTGATCCGCTTTATTTGAAGTTGAAAAAGATCGAAGCCAAAAGTTAAGATAAATTAAATTTTGAAGCTTAGTTCTTTTCCACTTAATGAATTCTTTAAGCTCTTGGTCTGGTTTAACAAATTCTGAAATAATACCATTTTTACCATAGATAAAACGTGCAAGCCTCTGGCTGCCTGGAAGACCGCTTTTATAGACAATATTGGCCAGGGTTCGTTTAAAGGATTTATAAGGCGTTGTTGTAAACATAGGCGTTAAAATGGGGAAGGTTTATACCTTCCCCATCTCCTTTGTCAAAGTTTAATAACCTTGTTCAATAAGCAATAAATCACGCTTAGAGAAAAACCCAAGAGATTCCAAAGTATTTCGATAAGATTTTGTTAAGCTTAAAACAATCTTACGCGTATCTAGGACAAGCTTGAGTTCCTCAGGTAGTCCATGAGAAGCACAAAACTCAGTTGGAATAGGTAACGCAGTCAACAAAGACTTATTGTTATCTGCCATCCACTTTAGAAAGCTTTGTGCAAACTCTTTATTTGGAACCCGTTCTAACCAGTCTTTAACGGCTGTCTTATTCTGAAGGTCAAGTGGAATACTGACAGCGTTATAGGGTGTCCTAGGCTCATATTGATACGTAGGATGAAAACACTGCATCCACATCGTAAAATATTGATAGGGAGATTGAGTCTCCCCTTGCTTATAGGCATTCTTCTCTTTGATCTTAGTTCGTTTTAGGTAAGTCATCTCGCCTTGACTGATTGACCTTAAGATCTCACGTTCAATATCAGCTGCTTTCTTAAGCTTATCGAGCAAAGAAACTTTCTCACCGCGCATGATAGTTCGAATAATATCTTCCATCTCAGCCGCAGCAGACTTGATAATATTAGTCGGAACAGAAGAATCTTTCATGTGAACGCCTTTGACTTCCATCTTGATGTCTTTATAGACGTTCCCTTCTTTCACCATCATCGCAGTATAGTAGTGCTTTGAAACCGAAGTCTGAGCAAAGACAGGAAAGACATACTCGGGCTTCATGGCTAATGTATGCAGGCGTTTCTTTTCAACGTTCATATTGGCTGAGAAGATGGCAAGAATATGCGCAATCGACTGCGTCGCAATGAACATAATAGAACCTGCTACAGCAAATGCCTCATCATCAAACTTTAGATCTCCAAAATACCAATCTACCCAGTTATCTACAGCAAACATTGTAGAATCTGTATCGGAGAGCACGACTGAACGTCGAATCATACTCGGGATCGTAGCAATCGTAGCTGGGGAATTCTTAGTTAAGAAGAACGCTTTTAGAAAGACTTTGTAATAATCAATAGCGGATTCAATATTCTTACAGGTATTGGCTAAGATGCACTGATCTTCAAAAGAGATCTTACTGTAATCTTTACCAATCCCCTTTACAACAGAAATACAGACTTGATGTGCGTAGTTTACAATCTGTTCATCGGTCTTATAAATGCTTTCAATGGGTGATTCAATCGGGTCAGGACGCCCTCGTGTCGAAAAGCGTGCAATGAAGCTGCGAATAAACGCGTCATTGTAGACACGAAGATGATAAAGATCACCTGTATACACCACCGATGCACGTTCTGTAGGGGTGAGTTTTTCAACAAAATGTTTAATGTTCTCTGTGGCATAACGGTCTCGCCAGTAAAGTTCAGTCGATCGCTTAATACAATCCATCACGTCATTAACCGATGGATACACCAAGCCAAATTGTTCAACGGCTTGATCAATCAGTTCGTGGTTAGTCTCAGCTGCGATCGAAATAATATTGTTTAAAGTAATCTGCGGTGTGAAGTAATGACGATTCCCTTCGATCAATCGTTCATTTGACGCATTACTCAGTGAAGAGATCGAACGAGTTGTGGATGTAAGCGTAGAGTGCGCACTCTTATTATTAATGACACTACCTTCAGCTACAAACCCACCAGAGACGGAGTTATTACTACGCTTAGCAGAATCTTGAGCATTATGGTAGTATTTATAGAGCGCGATATTGCCTTCACTCTCATACTTTTGAGAGGCTTTCTTATATCGTTTACGTTCAGCTACGTTGATATCGAGGAATTCAACAATCACTGAAGCTTTAACGGAAGGGTGCAGGTAAGATGTAAAAGTCGGAGCTAGTACTTCATTATTTTGAAGTACTTCTCGAATATATCCTGACAGTGGAATAGTTTTCTTTTCTCGATCTCCATTCTCACCCCGTTCATAGTACACGACAGTCGGATTACTAATCGGGATCTCTTTACAGTTGAGTTTCTTTTTAAGATGTTCGACACATGCTTCAAAAGGCTTTCCCGTCATCCTTGAAGCATAGAGTGCAGTTTGCTTTAACCAGTCACCGAGTGGATTGATTGAACGTTCGTATTCTTCTGGCGATAAAAGGAAGTTATTTTCCATTTTGTATTCTTTCCCTTCAAGGGTCTACTAAGAGATAGCCGCGATTGAAACAAAAAGAAAACACACCAGAGAAGAGAGCACGTGCTCTCTTCTCTGTGATAATGTCTAGCGTGTATTGATGGCAAAGTCTTTAATGTTTGCTGCACTCAACGCAGTCCTTACTTTTTGAATATCGCTCAAGGATGCACGTGGAATCGTTACAACGATCTCAATGTGCTCAATGATTTCGATGCTACTTTCAATGATCCAGTCTTCCGAAAGAACAATGGTAGACTTATTCATTCCTTCGAAGACGTAGTACGTGGACGCATTGACATCATTCGGGGTGCCAGAAGGCAGCGTCGGGTAGATCTGAGCATGGAGCTGATCAATCGGAGCAAACTTACGAGCAGTGTCCGCATCTACGATTGATTTGAGCTTAGCGCGCTCAATCGTTGCTCCTAGAAAAACAGGAGACTTTGTATTGAAGGTGTATACTTTCCCAATATTTAAATTCAAGACTTTCTCCTCAATTAGACGGTATCAGCACTAATGTAAGCGCCGACAATAGCAACTGTTGGACTACATGACTCGAGTAGGTAAAAGTAGCGTTCATCCATTCCGGCTCTTTGCTTCATCGTGTGCCAAATGAAAATTCCAAAGGCCTGAACGGCTTCTCGAAAGAACGTTACCTTCTCATAATCCACCGGTCCGTCTCGATAATAAATCGTAGCCCAGACCGGAAGCTCCATCAGATTGTACAAGAATGCCTGAAAGTCGGGATCTATTTTCTGGAAAATCTGAGACAAACACTCATGATAGATCTGGTCATGGTGTTGAGGGGTGGAAGGTTGTCCAGTTACTTGGCAGTAATAGATGACTTGATTTTTGAATTGATACCCTTGGTCATCTAAACCGATGATAAATTTTGGCATACTTTGTCCTTTAATGGACGATACTCCAATACAAGACAATCTGGATACTCAAGATGAACTGCGTGAAGTCGACCTAGATTATAATTTGTGTACTTATCAGCATTTTCACGAACCATCTTGACAAGGAGTTCAAACTCTTCACAGAGTTGCTCTATCCGAGTTTCCAGAAGGCTTAGCGCATGCATCTCCAAGATATCCATAAGTACGACTGTGTCGTAGACGGTAGAAGCTTCTCGTTCCTTAATAACCAGTGAGAGGTCTTGGGAGAGTTCTTCTAGACCTTGGTTATTTTCAATAAAGAGCTCAACAAGGGTAAGTCGTGTTAAGGTGAGGTGAAGACGGGTGTAAAGGTAATTTAACGGCATTGCCGTATTTCCTTTCTTTAAGAGTGACCGAAAAGAACGCATTGGAATCTATTCTCATTGGTGTTTATGAGAAAGTAAAGCTGTCGTATGATCTATCCAACGATCAAACAAATACTCCTGATACTTCTCTTCTAATCCGTACGGTTTAAGATTTGTCTTGATGAGTTGATCTGCTTCTTGAGTAATGAGATCAATTAAAAGTTCAAATGAAGTTACCGCGTCCGCATCTTCTTCAAAGAGTATGACACCATTTGGAAAACGGTTCTCGATCATTAACCAAACCAATGATTCTTGATCAAGCATATCATAGCGATTTGAGAAGATGCATGAGATGATTTCATGTACAGTAAACGCTTGTAAAAACGTTTTAAGTTTGGCAACACCTCGGTACAGATAATGATCTCTAACACCGTGTGGAGAGTAGAAATACAAAATCTCTCTAAAGTCAACAATGACTAATTGAGGACAAGGTATCGTAGGGATTTCTCGACCCATGACCATTTCCTCCTTTTAAACGAGATGAAGAACTGCCGTTGTTTGATCGACCCAGTGATCAAAGACATATTCATGAGGCTGATACTGGGAAGCGATTAAAACTTCTTTTATTCGATTGTCAATATCCTGAACAACATGATGAAACAGAAGATCAAGGAGCCAACAAGCTTCTCCATCTTCTTCAAGATCACCTGTACCTTCTGGAAGTTGATGTTCTATCCAGCTCCAAGGCACTTCTTCCCATTCAGGAAGTTTACGTGAGACAACCGTAACGGATTCAATAATCTGACGAATCGTATATTTTTCAAGGAAACGTCGGATAATTTGTTTTTTATCAATCTCAGCGAGCTGCGTTGTCATTGTTGAAGGACCATAGCGATACATCACGTCCCTGAAATCGACAACAATGACAGTAGCGATATTAGTAACCTTGGGCTGAGAGTTCTTGCTCTTCGAGTTGATCGAAGATATATCGGTAGTAAGAGATGACACGATAGTCGTTTCCTTTCTCAAGGTAGAGGGTCGTGTTCTTAAGTTTCAAGTGATAGACGTTACAGATGTCGCGTCCTATAAACGTCATCACGTGTTCAATTAGTGCACCTAGTCCAGGCTGATCTGCTTCATCAAACTCATTAATCAATTCCGAATGAACATAATTTTCTATATTCAAACTTGTGATTCTGACATTGGTTGTTGGATGTGTATCTCGATGTAATCGCTTTAAGGTTTCCCAGATAGCAATGAATGCAAGATAGATCGCGCTATAGTGGTATTGACAATTGGGTTTAAAGTGATTCCTAAACTGATAAGGTCGTTGCGTAATCAATCGCCCATGTTGATCGACAATCGGTTCTTTTGCATTGATGAAATCAGTAAAGTTTAAAATGTTTGGAACTTGAGGCTGTGTCTGCCATTGAGAATAAGTATAATAGACAAGACCTTGGTTAAAGACTAGAATAGGTTCTAGACTACCGTAGACGTAGACACCTTCAGGTTCAGCTCGTAGACAGCGCAGATAGCGATCCGGTAAGCGTGTTGTGTATTGAGCAAGATCAAGAATACACATATCACGCACCTCAGCAATCACTTCTGAAAAGCACGTATATCCGAGTGATTCTTTATTCGGTAAATGCATGAGAAGGTATCCTTTATAGTCATTAAAGAAGTGAGGAGATGGTCGTACATAAGAAAAGCCGATACAGGGAAAAAACACCTATACCCACACTGACCCCTTACCCTTTATTAGAAAACCGCTCTAAAGTCTTCTAATGCGTTCACAAGAGAAGAGAGGCAAGTGCCTCTCTTCTCTATGTTGATATTCTCAGAATCCTAACATTCGCCGAATGTCTTCTTCACGATGGTGATGTTTGGGAGCTTTGGGGTCATTAGTGAACTTATAGTACCGTGCACTGTAGAGTTGAGCAGAGGTCTTGGTTACTTTTCTCAACTCTTTAGAGGGAACATGAGCAACACCAAGGACATTTTCTCCTGTCGATGGTTTGACTAGATATAGAAAGCTTTTCTGAGGTCCACGCTTTTTAGCTAGGATGACAACGTCAGTTTCTGGAATATGTCCTGCTAAATTATTCTTTGTCCCAAACTGACACCGTGTATACTTTGAAAGAATCTCAGGCTCTTCTCTAAGATTTTCCTCAATTACAGGGCGCTCTGATGATTCGGGGCTAAAGGTGTTATTGTAAGCGTAGTTAATCGACATGAAAACTCCCTATCGTGCTTTGTTCAAAACTTTTTAAAGAAAGCTACTTTGAGGCGATATACGTAAAGATTCCAAGCGTTAACAATATTGCAATGTAAGCATATCGCTTAAAGCGATGTTCTGGAATCATTAGATTCCGGCCATGGTCATGTGCTTTATGGAGAACGTCCGATTTAACTGCATCGAGCTCATTATCATAAAAAACATCAACAAGACCGGTCTGAGACCACATCGCAACGGTGAAGATATCCCCATCGCTATCTTGCAATGTCAAAAAGAAGACTTTTTCGTCTTTAACAACTTTCTCAACCACGTACTGATTCGCAGATGAAAGATGATAGTCTCCCATCCGACGTGTTGAGGGTTGCCAAAAAACACTACCTTTTTCAAGCGTATTAAGATTAATCATTTTTTAGAGGTGTGGTGTTATTGATAGTTTTGTTTTTCAAGGTGTTTGGTGCTACAGACTCGACTAAAGAAAGCGCCCTGGCTGTGCTCTTTATCAATCGATGGCTGGACCAGATGAATGAACCCTTGATCGTCTTCAATGAAACCTTGACTTCCTAATGAATGTCCGATGACATCCCCTTCTTTGACATTTTGACCATCAAAGAAGAAAACGCGTTCTCCAGGATGATAGAGTTCTTTCAGCATACATGTATTCCTTATTTATTTAAAAGGCACTAGAAGCATTTTAAAGACTTCTAGTGCCTATCTATCACTAGCTCCTCAGAGGATCAGTCCATCATCTTGAATAGCTGACCCTGAGACCTTCAGACTATTAATGGGATTGATACGATATTGCTCTTCGACTTGACTTAGCTTAGTCTGGAGTCGTGTCACAATCCCAGAGAAATATCCCTGTACCGTATGAAGATGAATCGGTGTTGGCATTTTAACAGCAGCTGAAGCAGAATCTGAAATTGTGCCAAAACTATGATATCCGACCACCATACCGGGGTCAGGATCTTCTCCTTCCCGGATCAAAGAGATTACAGAACTCACGGCTTGTCCTTTCTCAAGCTTTGCTTTGGTCTTTCCGGTATAGATACTCAGACCTGAAAGTGCAGGCTGGTACTTACTGACCCGAGGATAGTTTAGAAAGTTATCCAAGTCTTTGCTATCCAGACCATGATTCTCACCTGACCAGATTGCTGTCAAGAGAAGCGTGTTGATCCTGACCAAGATATCGTTCTCAGCCATGGTCCCATCATGACCATTTTCCAGGTAAAGTGCAATCACACCTTTCTCACGCTTTGCACTGACCGCCTCATACGACAAAATTGTATTAATTGTATTACGGATCTCTTGTTCACACGTCGTAGAGCCAATCATCATCACGACAACAGCTTGACCTTGAGCTAGGAGCTCGCTCACTAAACTTCCTGCGATCACGCCTCCACTTCCGCCAGAGGCTGAATGCACCACGATGTTCAGGTCTTCAGGTTTAAAACGATGAATGATCTCAGGGATCGCCATCGAGACCGCTTTATAGTTCGTAGCTCTGACCTTTCCACTCCCGTCGATCTTCTCATCACCTAACCCTTGCACCAAGTAAAAGTCTTCATCATCAACATCTTTCGGAATATTGGATCTTGACGTATCCATGAAGACGATCTCGAGCTTAGCAAAGCCAGGATCTTTGATATTATTCTTGCTTGGATAATACAAGGACTTCATGATGTTAATCGAAGCCCCACCGCACGCATAGACCTTAACAGTATGTTCCATCGACTTCTCCTTCTTTAGGGTTTAGATTGATAGTGGAATTTAAAGCGGTGTGTCCAACGACTTGGGTGACACGTGAACACTTCATAGCTTAGGGTGTTCTGATAGACAATCTGAACGGGATAACCTTCTTTTGTAGCAGTCGTATTTGCTACACACCGAACGACATACTCATCTCCACTTCTGACATGTCTCCAAACGGATAGAGGTAAAGGATGGCCTAGTTGGTCATAGCCTTCTATCTCTCCCTTATCTTTCTCTCTAAAGACAAAAGGGTCTCTTAGGTTATCAATGTTGTCTAATGGCACGCTTAAAGCTCCTTAGTGATTAATTACCAACTAAAATGTACATGGTCCATCTAGCGCTCAGAACATTCACTCTTTCATCTAGGTAAATTATTTTTTACATTCTGTATATTTTATAGACAAGTAATACTTACGAGGAACGTAGTGACGAGCCGAGTAGGGGGTTAACATGAGTGCTGCCTGTTCATGGAGACCTGATGGCTGTGGCTCCCCCCAGAGACACAGACAGCAGAGGTGTTGTAGATATATAGGCGCGAAGCGCCTATATATCTTACTTATATATTGTGGGGCATCGTTCATCCCCACTTTTGAATTTCATGAATATTCCCCACAATCTAGGAATAGTCTTAGAAGAAGTAGAAAAAGCAGGTAGAGAAGACGTAGAGAATATGCCATAAAGAGCTCCTATAGGCTTTAGAGGCCTATAGGAGCTCTGTGAGCGGTTTAGAAAGATAGAGAAGGTCTATGTATAGAAATAATGAAAATAATCGAATATAGAGCATTCTGAGAGGTCATGTTTTACCAAGAAAGAAACAGTAGAATAACATTTAAAGGAATCTAGTTAAGACCCTTATAGACGAAGAGTCTATAAGGAAGAACTCGGTGTATCAGAAATACAAGTAGAAGGGCGAATGCCGTTTGCATATATTAGACGATAGAGAAGGAAAGAGAATAAAGGAAGGGCAATTAGGTGGATCGAGATTTCAAATAAACCTCTCTTTATAAGAACTAGGAGTGATTGATTATGAGCGTATTTAAGATTCATCAAGCGAGCGCTGTGAATAAGGGCGTTGAGACAAAAGTTGAAGAAGTCAAGCAAAAGACCGAAGAAGACCATAGCGTTGAAAGTAGTCACGTAGTAGAGACGCCTGTACCTTCTAAGGGTGATGAAAATAAAGAGCCTAGCTTAGAAGAAAAAGAAGATCCTAAGCTGATGGTGAAGATCGATGGTCCTGTTGGACGTCTATTTACGGAAGCGTTGAATAAGATGTTGGCAACAGAAGGCTATATCGCCATGGTAGAGCCTGATACGATCGTAGAGAAAAAAGAAGAGCAAGAAGAACCTTCTCTTCAAATCTATGCATTGAAAGGCGATGAGATCAATACGAGTGATGTGGTTGAAATCACAAATGAGATCTCTAAGCATGAAGATAAAGACTATATCGTTGCGGTTGAGTCCATCTCCCAAGTTACACGCATCCATGGCTATCTAGAAGAATTAGGTAAACTAAAGAATGTAAAGTTGTGCTGGAGTCAGAAGAGTGCACTGAATGCCGTTAAAGAGCGTCTTGCAAAGTAAAGAACTATGATTACTTTAAAAGAAGTTTTAGATGATCAGTTTAAAGATGTTGTCTTCGATAAACGACTCATGGATGCAATCTATCGTTATCAGGTTGAGTTCTTGAATCGAAACAGTGAACATCTTGCGTTCTTTGGTAGTAACTTGATTGGCGTGCACGCCATTCGGTTTAGAGTCGCAGACACCTTAAAGTTTTATAAAGATGTCGTTGATGTCGACTATCTTGAACTTGAAAGAGCATTAAAGAAAGTTACAACCATTAGTCAAGAGTTTAAGATCATCAGCGACGCATTTAACTTGACGATGATGTACATGGTGCATCGTTTAGCAACTTCACCAAAGCTGACAGACACACAGAAAAAGCGTGCGGTCTATGACATGGCTCTGGTGTTCTTTTATCGCTGTATTGCGATTCGGCAAAGCGATTACTTTCATTTTCCTGCGGACCCTAAGATTGCTCAAGCTGCTTATGCAAAACTGAGTAATAAGTTTCTGATTAAGAAAGTCGGGACATGGCGTGCTGTTATGGAATATCGCGCTAAAGAGCTGGTTGATCCAAAAGGACTCCACTATCAAGCTTTGGTGGTCTTCATGGATGACACAGCAATCACCTATGCCATCAGTGATAGTGAGAACCGTATTCGAGATCTTTATAAGAACTATTATAAGGTTTTCCATCAGGCGTATACGGAAGGTAATAAGATCACCAGCACCTCTTCTACCATGATCGATGCAGAAGGGGTTGAGAAAGTCAGAGAGAAGATCAATTCAACTGAACAATATGTTTCCTATATCAGAACAGCCATCCTTGATAAACCAAGTTTTGTACGTTCTGATTTAATTGAAGCAATTGTCAGTATTAATACGAATACTAGTCAACGCATGCTGACATTCACATTAGGATGGTTAAGTGATCAGTATAATAATCCAAAATACCATCTAAAGATTGATGAATATATTCGTTTGATCGTTATTCATAGTTTCCATCTTCTTAGTGAATCAGATCCTAAGATTTTGAAAGACTATCCAAGTCTTCTTTTATTATTGAAAAATCTTTATCTTTCAACTCGATCTTCAGATGAAGATCTTTTAAAGATCCGTAAACTTGGCGATGAGTTAATTAAAGCAGCAAACGGAAGTATTAATAATAGCCTAGCTATGGCAACACGAACCTCGACGATTCTCTATATTACTTTAAGAGCCATCATCGTTTCGGCATCCCGCTAAAAACTTTTCCTAAAATCAGATGGCGGATTCACTATGCCGGAAAGATAAGGAGGATATCTTCCATGGGCAGGTTCTTTAGAAGTCTTAGAGAAGGATTACTTCGTGCAAAGTTGTATTTCTTTGGCGTACGGTTCTATGAGTGGGTAGATGTAAGCGAATGTCGTCCTGTCCATGAAGTTGAGTACTTTTTGGATAATAAGTATCATGTTCGTTTTATTGTCTATCAAATTGAATGTGTTGACTTAGTACTTCGTCAAGGAAGTCTTGTTGGCGATACCTATTCAAGTTTTATTGTGAGAGCGTATTTCTCAGACGAGGATATTCTACCTCAGGCTTTAAAGCTCATGAATAAAAAGTGTTATTACTTCAATGGACAAATGAATGAATTTGGTAAGGATAATGAAGCAATTCTATCTTTATTAAGTGATGTTTATTTGGATATGATCTATGCACAGCTTAAAAAAGAAAAGAAGTGAAGATCGACAGACACACACAGAGAGAGGCATTTAGCCTCTCTCTGTGTGTGTCTATGCTGTTCTTTTTGAACGAAGAGAAGAAATCGTGGTGAGTGAGTATCACCCCCTATTTTGAGGTTTGTCCTACATGACTATCTTGTTCAAAGATGATTGGAAAAAGTACCCGCATGCTGTTGTTGATATTGACACACCTAATAAGTCGTTCTTACGTTTTGCGATGCTCTTAAAAGAGATGGGTGTTGAGAACCATCTTTTCTGTCTATCGACACTTGATCCAGATCTTATCGGTAAAGATCCGTATGATCCGAATATTACACCAGAGATTGCGTTGAAGATGGCGATTGAAGCCAAGCGAAACTTCTGGTGGTTCCTTAGAAACTGTGCTAGAGACCCAGCTGGTTCTAATGAGTTTCCAATTCTTTTTAATGCCAATCGTGGGATTATGTCGACCTATTGGTTATTCTTTAACCACGTCTTGACATTCCTAATTATGATTCGTCAAACAGGTAAGAGCTTTGGTGTAGATTGGTTAACCACCTACCTTATCAATGTTCGTTTAACTAAAACAGAAATTTCTTACCTAACAAAAGATGAAAAGCTAAGAGGTCGTTCTGTTGATCGCTTAAAAGGAATTGAAACAGCACTTCCACCCTTTTTAAAGCAACGTTCTAATCGAGACCCTGGCAATACCGAAGTCTTTAAAGTCAGTGCGTTAGATAACTCAATTAAACTTTATGTTCCAAATCGATCTCCTAAGCTTGCCGACTTGGTGGGTCGAGGTATGACGTCTCCGATTACTGTTGTTGATGAATTTGCTTATATTCATAACAACGCCATTACGATTCCCGTTATGCTCTCAGCGACACTAGCAGCTCGAGAAGTCGCAGCATTGAAAAATGAACCTTACGGCAATATCTTCATGACAACTTCAGGTAAAAGAGATACACCTGAAGGTCGTTATGCTTATAACTTTATGCAAAGCTGTGCGATCTGGTCAGAGTCGTTTTATGACGCACCTAACATCGAAGAACTGCATAGAATGATCTTGAAAGCAGGGAACGGAAAAGATCTTCGCGTTAATTGCACCTTTAACCACCGACAACTTGGTAAGTCTGATCAGTGGTTAAAAGATCGCTTAAGGGAATCAGCTCAAGAAGACCCAATTCAGATTAAAGCAGACTTCTTGAATGAATGGCCTTCTGGTACAACATCTAGTCCATTCCCGCAGGAGATCGCTGAAGCAATGCGAGCTTCTGAAGTACTGGATCACTATCTTGAAATTGCTGAACCTGAGGCCTACGCACTTCGTTGGTATTATAAAGAAGAAGAGATCAAACATAAGCTACAGGTGCCACATGTGTTAGGTTCTGATCCTTCTGAGGCGATTGGAAGTGACGCTATCGGTTTAACGCTTCGAAATGTTTTAACAGGTGAAGTGGCAATGGCAGCCGATATTACTGAAGGGAACTTGATTGCATTTTGTCGGTGGTTAGGTTCGTTTCTTCAAAAATATCCAACCGTTACATTGATTATTGAGCGCCGCAGTACAGGCGCGATGATCATCGATTATCTCTTAGAGTTCTTACCTTCGTTTGGGATTGATCCTTTTAAACGGATCTATAATCAGGTTGTTCAGTTCCATGAAGAATTCCCTGATCGCTTTAAAGAGATTCAAATGCCTTTTAATTCAAGAGAGAATCTCTATTTAAAGTATAAGAAGTATTTTGGTTGGGCAACGAGTGGAACAGGGACCACTTCTCGTAGTGAGCTCTTTAGTAGAACCCTCAATAGTGCAACTAAGATGACAGGTACATTAATGAAGGATCGAAAACTAATCCTTCAAACACTTGGCCTTGAAATTCGAAATGGTCGAATTGATCATCAAGAAGGCGAACACGACGATCTATGCTTCTCATGGCTTTTGTCATTTTGGATGATCTCTCTAGGAAAGAATCTTCGCTATTATGGAATTGATCCAAGTAAAGTTCTTTCTGAAAATCCCGTTTATCATGCACAGCTTAAGGTGGTTTCAGCCTATGAACAATCTGAAGCCCTCAAAGCACGAGAAGATGTTGAACGTCTAACTCAACAGCTCAAAGATGAAAGTGATGAATATGTCGCTCGTCGTCTTGAGTATGATCTTGAAAGAGCTATTTCTAAACTCTCAGATCAAGATCGCCAAATTGTATCTGCAGACGACTTGATCAATAAACTCAGAGACGAGCGAGCACGAAATGTCAGACGACCTTATATCGGATCAGGCGAAAGCAGTTTTTACAGATCTTACTAAGACATGTTTAGAGATCGAGAAGACGATCTCAAAGATCCTCTCAGAAGGACCTCAGGCACCCTATAGAGCGGATATCGACATCACCAATACCCAATACTTAGAAATCAAACTTGGGTTCTTAAAGACGCTTTTAAAGGTTTCTGGAGTAGTTGGCATTATCGATATGGCAGCCGTCGATATGCATGCTCGACTTAGACTTGAAGAACTTAAACATTTTGAAAGAAAAAGGAGTAAAGATGGTTTATGAAAAACCCTTTAATCAACTCTCACCAGCTGAACTTGAAAGACTCTCTGTTTTAATGGGAGAACTTGGAGAATCTGTTCAAGTTATAGGAAAGATCCTTCAGCACGGTTATGAAAGTCAAGACCCTTATAATCCCGAACAAATTACAAATCGACAACACCTTGAAAAAGAACTTGGTGATGTTTTAAATGGAATCCATCTACTTTGTAAAGCGTCTGATCTGGACATCAATGTGATTCAGCAACAAGCTATCCATAAACGCAGTACAATTGGACAGTGGCTGCATCATCAAAATCTTGAAAAGTTACTTGAAGATTAAAAAAAATACCACAGAGAGAGGAAGGGTCTAGACCCTTCCTCTCTCTCTCTGCATGCCTTACATTGCTTTAAACTTCTTAACGATGGCGTCTTGAGCAGTGAGATCCAGGTAGGTTTTAACATTCACAATCGTCTTCGGGACATTGTGCGTGCTATAGACAACAGGTGCATAGGACCCCATAGTGACATGGACCACTTTCTTCTTTGACAAAGCAAGACGACGAAGAAGACCATGACAATCAGAACTTGTTGTCGTTACAATGTAAAAACTTAGGTTAGCCCCAAATATAACTTGACGACATTTGTTTGAAATCACCTTATTGATCTGACTTTGTTCTTCAATAAAGAGTTTGATTTCTTCGTCAGTTACTTTTGTCACAGTATAAAAGTCCTCAATCTTCAGAGGAGAACCGTGGTAGTGTTGATTGGCTAGATTCAGAACATTGTAATAGGCACACGCTTCTTCAGCCGAGAGTTCTTCAGTCATGAAGTTTTCTGTCAAGACAGCAAAACGCATATAGCGCTCATGTTGTTCCTTAGAAAGAAGTTCATGCTCAAGTGCGTAAGTGAGCATTTCACCAACAACATTATCAGCCGGTGCTGAGTCTGGGATTTTCTTACTATAAAAGCGTGTGCTGTTGTTTCGCATATTGTTATACCACTTACGCTCTTCTTCAGAATTGATCTGTTCCATCATCCCATGGTAGTATTCTCGGAACTGACTGACAGTGCCAGTTTCAAACCAGAAATACTGGTCAATGTCGTTTGGAAAGGTATCACGAACATCAAGCAGAATAAGTTCTTTTCCATAACCTTTTTCTGAGGTTTCGTAGATCATTTTGAAAAGAACCGCTGCAGTAAAACTAGC